CTTCCATTACTTATCGTCTTCGCCCTTAAACCCTTTGCTTTGTCCTGACTTACCTGAATAGACACCAAACACAACACCCATAGCACCTACAACAACAGAAACCAAAGCTGATTGTTCTAAGTTAGGTTCAGGTAAATTCATAAACCAAATAACAGATTCATACATAAGATATATATATACCACTACAAAGATTCTTGGAAATATACGCCATGAGTCTACTGCTCTAGCTAAATGTATTACTTTTTGCCAAGGGTTTACATTAGTTTTATCTTCAAGTTCTCTTATTTTATCTTTAAGTTCACCAATTTCTTGAATCATAGCCATGAACTTGTTTAAGTCCATTTCTACTTCATTTCTATCCATGTCGCCACCAAAACGACCACTTCCCATATTATTATCCATAATTTACTCCTTTTTTAAGTTGGTTTAGTTGGAAATTGCCACGCCATTACTGAACCATCATAAGGGTGACTTTCATCATCACTTACATAGTTTGAATGACTTCTTAAATTGTTTGGTATATCTCTTAATTGCTGTCTATAAGTTGCCCATTCTGTTTTTTTACTATCTGTAAGTGGTGAATCAGGCATTTGTGTCCAATCAGAATCTTTTAATTTTCTATTGCGTTTATCAATTACTTCTTGCCAGTATGTATTCATTATTTATTTAACCCATACACTGTTATTGCACCATGATCAAAACTTGATGTTGAAGGTGATGTTGTACTTCCACTTACATCATCTGTCGCACCAAAACACCAAATGGTTATAGTTGTGTTACCTGCTAGAGTAACTTTCGCATTAACACCTCTATTGCCTAAAGCATAACTACCTGATGCTGAAAAATGTTCTGTTGCTAAATAATCACTTGCAGATGTACTTGTGAAAGCTGTTGCATCAGATGTTGCTCTGACTGCCATTACAAACAATGTTTCAGTGTTGCTACTGCTAGAACCCCCATAATCTACTTCACCATGAATTATAAATGTTCTATTACCACTATAAGCATGAGTTGTAAATTGATGACTAAACAAAGGAACACCACCACTAACTGAAACAACAGATGATGCACCTAATACATCTCCTGTAGCATAATTTGAACCACTGTTTACTTTTGCAATATGAAATGGTTCTGCTGATGTATATCCACCTCTAAACAGTTCAATAAATTCTGTAACATTACCTGATTCACCTGCTGTACCATCAATGACACCAATACTGCCTGAAACAGCTTTACCTGCTATATCTATACTACTTGCAGTAATTCTAGCTACATTTAATTCACCTGCTGTTATATTACCTGCATTCAAATTAGTTATGCTTACATTACTAGCATCTATACTTCCTGCTGTTATTGTTCCTAAGTTAGCTGATATTGCACCTAAATTAGCAACATTGATCTCTGTTGCAGTTATAGAATCAGCAGCCATCTGTGTAGCTGTAATAGTATCAGCTGCAATTTGTGTAGCAGTAATAGTATCTGCCGCTATTTGACTTGCTGTTATTGTATTTGCTGTAATCTTAGCAGCTGTAACTGCATTTGCTGCTATTTTGTCAGTGGTTATAGCATCTGCAATTATTTTAATAGCAGTGATTGCATTTGTGGCTATAGTGTCAGCAGTTATAGCTCCTGCATTAATTTTAGCTGTAGTAATAGCACCAGCATTAATTTTTGCTGTTGTAATTGCATTTGCAATTATTTTGTCTGCAGTTACAGCATTAGCATTTATTTCAGTTGCAGTGATTGCATTAGCAGAAATCTTTGCTGTAGATATTGCATCATCTGATATTTTTGTTGTGGTTATTGCATTAGCTGCTACAAGGTCTGCTGTAATTGCATCATTAGCAATTTTTGCAGTTGAAATGGCATCAGCTGCTATTTGTGCAGTATCAACTGCATTGTCTGCAAGTTTGGCATTGGTAACAGCATCTACACCTAACTTAGCTTCTACGATTGCACCTGCTGCTATTACATCACCTTGTATTGCATTTACTGCTATTTTTGCATTTGTTACTGCATCTTCTGCAAGTTTTACTGTAGTAACTATTCCATCAGTCAAATCACCAGTGCTTATAACACTAAAACTACCACTAGCACTACCAACAAAAGAAGAATGCACATCTGAATGATTTATTGCCCTTATCCAAAAGTAATATGTTGTACCTGCTGTTAAACCATCTTGTGTTCCAAACAAAGTTGTAGTTTTTTTACCATTTTGTCCATATAAGGTATCTACTAGATAAGTATCATCTGTAGGTGTGGTATTAGATGTTCTTCTATATATCTTTGTAGCTTTTAAATCAGCACTAGTAGAATTAATCCAAGACACTAAAATATTAAATGTTTCCCCCGAAGATGCAGTTAAACTTGTTGGTGCTATTGGTGCATCTGTTGGTGCTGATATAGATATATTAACCTGACTGGTATAAGCACTAGCAACGCCATTTGAATCAATATGTCTTACTTTTACATTATAAGTTTTACCTACTACAACATTTGGTAATAAAGCAACAGCGCTAGCTTTTCCAACAGTAAAATCAGATGTAAATGCACCATCTGTTGATAGCTTATATGCTACTTCTGTAAGCGTTACTTTATCACTAGCATTGTTTGTCCAAGTAGCTTTTATATCTACTTTTGTTGTTACGCCATCTTTGTTAGTTTGTTGTGCTAAACTAAGATTAGTTGGTGCTGTTACTGAATAATCTCCTGTAGTAACATCACCACCTTCTGATTGACCAGTTGTATAATCGTTAGTTGCAAAATTATAAACACTAGCCGATGCTTCTTTGAGTTGTAACCTTGTAGCCATAACAGGTACATCACCTGAACTTATAATTTCCATATTTGTAGATACAACTTCAAACACTTTTTGTGTATAACCCAATCTTTCGTTAGTTAGATATATCCAATCGTTTGGTTGACATCTCATAAATTCCAAACTTACTAGACAACTAAGTGTGATTGTTTCTCTTTGACTTTTAAGTCCAATTCTACCTAATCTTTGAGCCATAGTGTCGGTAACTGTAAAAGGTAGTTGTATTTCAATTTGTTTTTTATAATTTGCAGTACTTTCTCCTGATGGGGTATCTGCATTTAACATGGTTGTATCTTGATAAACTTCAGCATCAGCAGCAACATAGTTTTGTGTACTATCAACATAAACAGGTTTTACACTATTATATAAATTACCAGCATTTGGATTTGTAGCAATAGCTACTGGTTCTAATAATTCATCATCAGTCACAGTTAATGAAGGTGTTTGTGAAGCACCTGCAAATACATTAAATTTACCATTAACATATGTCATTTTACCTGCCATAGAACTTAACAATCCTTCAATAACACCATTTCCATTAGCACTAAAATTAGTAAAACCATTAGCTGTATATCTTTTTTCTGTAGTTGAATTATCAGCAAGTGTTACATTTTGCTCACAAGTATTAGCAGCTGAAGCAAAACCACCTGCATTGGTTGTGTCGTTGATCTCTACTGTTTGTGCTTTAATTCCATAATCAGTGTTAGTTAAATAATCTCTTATGTGTAAAGCAGGATTATTTGTCCATGCAGTAGAGTTACTTCTAGGGTCAAAACATTTTTTACCTTTGACCTTAAAAGATATTCCAGGCATACCACCACCAAATTTTTCTGCATCAAAAACCATTTGTATATAAACATATGCAACACCTAAAAATTTATCAGTTGTACCCATTGAAGCAAGTTGCGCATTCATAAAACCATTTACTGTAGTTTGACTACCATCTTCAATAGAATATCTAACTAATCTTCCGCTACTAAAACTATTATCATTATCAGTATTTGTATATTCAGAATTAGTAGCTGTGTAGACAGTAGAACCACTTATAGTGCTTGTGCTTGTTGTTAAATTTTTGTCATTTAATCTAACATTTGTTATTTGTTCTATTTCATGTCCTGCTACAGCAATTACAGCATGAAGCAAATAATTATCAGTACCACTTGTTTCCATGTGGACTATTGTTCCACCAACACGACACTCACCATATATTATTTGTCTTGGTGATATAGCATCTCTAGATGAAAATTTACTACCAAAGTTACCACCAGTTGCATCAATACCTTTAGAGCTCTGTGCACCCATTAACCCTGTTACTAAAGTACTTGCAAAAGTTAAAGCAGCCGCTGCTGAAGCTCCTGTCAAACCCCAAACAGTCATACCAAGTTCAATATTACCTGTACTGACAACAATAAATACAACTAATGCAGCAACTACAGCTGCTTTTATTTGCTTAGCCATCTATACGCCACACTTTTAAAATATCTACATTGTTTTTTACACCCATACAGTCATCTGTAGGTGTAAGTATGTTTACACCATCACATATGCCCACAAGTTGTGATTCTTCTTTGTAAACAACTAAATCACCCTTTGTCATATATTCTTTATTTATTACATTTATTTTTTTTAATTTACAGGCTTTATCTATGCTTTTTAGTAAAGTTCCACCATATTTTTTTATTGATTGCATAGCAGTTTTTTCATCCTTCCACTTTAAGGATTTAGGAATTAAGTCTTCATTTGTAATTTCTTTAATTAAAGAGTTTGAAAATTTACAACAATCCCATACACCCCAAGCGAAAGGTTTATTTTTGTTATTTTGTACAAAGTTATCAAAAGATATTTCCCAATCAACAATTTTTTTCATTAGGATTGCGCTATAGTTTTATTAATATTTCTATTAGGACCACTTGCATTTCTACCACCGCTACTACTACCACCACCACCTGTAGAATTATTAGGTTGTCCCCATGCAATTTCTTTATCTTGTAATGATGCAACTCTGTTAAAAGCTGTATCACCACTATTTAAAAAGTTTTGTGATTCTTTTGTGTATCTAAAATTAGAAGGTCTGTCTAAATCTACTAATCTATTTTCTGCTTGTATTGTAATAGTTGAACCATCAGGGGTATCACTAATATCTAAAGTTGTCATTCTTCCTTTAAAAAGAGTTAATGTTCCAGCAACTTCATTAGTACCACCCATTACATAACCAAGAAAAATTGTTATAAATCTATTTTGATAATTTTCTGTAAGTGCAATATTTAAGACTGTGGTATCCATTCCTGATAAAGAAACAGTAACACCATTAGATTTTAATTCTGAAGATTCTTCTACTGAACTAATAGAAAGTAATTGTCCTGCACCAGTATATGTTTCAGAATTAATAGATAAATCATCTATACCTGACCATAGTCTTATATCACCTGAATCAAATTCAGCTTTGATCGCTAGAAATAGTGCTTGTTCATCTGCACCTAAACGATTAACAATAGAGCTATCTAATCCTTGTCTAGTTGCCAATTTAAATTACCTCTATACAAGAAAATGAAATACCATAATTTGAAATTCTATCTGCTGACCAACTTACTTCATTAGAAATTAGTCTAAAGTTACCTTTTGGATTTGTAAAAACTACATAATGACCACTTGCTAAATCAGACCTTAATTTTGGTTGTGTTTTTACAGAATAAAAATCATTACCACCATCACTTATAGAAGTTGCATCTTCTACAACCATTACTAGCTGTGCAGGTGTTCCTGTAGAACTTGTTGTAGATTGGATACTTAGGTAATCTCCTTTCTTAATAGTGCCACTAGCGCCACTTGTGGAAGCCCTAAGACATAATCCTGTAGCACCTTTGACATTGGTTCGTATCTTACAACTTGCTGTATTGTTTTCAGTTGTAAAATCACCATCTGTAACAACTACTGTATTACTTGTTACTGTTGTAACTTTGTGTGTTCCATTGTTTTCTTCATTTGTAGCACCTGTTACTACTATAAAGTCTCCAACTTTTGTACTACTAAATGTAGAGCTACCTGCTGTTAGTGTTCCATTACTATTAAAAGATAGAGTTACACTTGTATTATTTGTTCTTAATTCACTTGTTAAATGTGCTGTAGAATATGTTCCTGTATTAGATAATGCATCAGGGTCTGTAAATTTAAAAGTGTTTACTTGTCCATTTAAATCTAACAAAAAAGATTGCCAATTAATTGCAACATCTCTACGCATAGGTGGTAAAGAAACTTCTGCTGTCCAATAAACACCATCATATTCTTGTGTTTTAGTTTTACCTGTAAATGGTGATGTAGTTGTGCCAACAGTTCTTACCAAAGAAAAATTGCTTGTAACAAAATTAGGTGTAGTAGGCATTGTAATTAGTTTAGCCACCTTGCAACATTCTCCTATAATTTCCACCTCTTACCGCAGCTTCAGCAACAGCACCTTTTGTTACTTCTGCTATTTGTGGCATCATTTTCATAACTTCAGCTCTTACTGTAGGAACTACACCAGTTGCAAAGTTAATAGATTGATTTATTACAGTTGTACCACCACCCATAGCGTTTTTACTATTCATGTTATTCATAATAGTTCCACCAGTGTTAGGTACAAATATTTCAGGACCTCTTTCACCAACTAATGTTGGTCTATTTCCTTGTATAGTTCCACCACCTGCTTTACCTGTTGTAGGCATAACTGGTAAGCCCATTGCTCCAAATATAGCATCCATAATTGGTTTTATTACTAGCATTTGCATTGCTGTAGCAATTACCTGTTTGACCATATCTTTAAATAAATCTTTAAATGAATCCATTGCATTTTCACCTTCCATTAATGAACCTACAAAATCAGATGAAAACTGATTGGTTGTTTCAGCAATAATTGGTGATAGTTCTTCCATTGATGCTTTTAAGTTATCAACAGCTTCACTTGATTTATTAGTTGCTGAAGGTGGGATTATTGAACCTTTTTCACCTGCAGGTTCTGTTTCTGTAGTTGTTGTAGTTGTTCCGTCACCAAAATAACCATTTAAAAAAGTATCATCATTTAGTTCTTTTTGTATATCAGCTTTTAATTGTGTAACTTTGTCTTTTGCTGCTTGTGTAGAAATATTAATCTCCACTGGTTGTACAGGGTCAAAAAAAGGTATTTTGTTATATATTTCAATAATATCGTTCGCAAAATCTTCAAAAAATGTCAAAACTTTGTTTAATGATTCATTACTACCCATAGCAAATTCAAAGAAAGCTAACTTGACTTTCATTGCAAATATCATAATTCCCCTAAGTGCTAATGTGATTCCTTGACATGCAATATCTAATACTTTTAATGCTCTTGTTAAAATATCAACTGCAGCACCAAGAACCTGACCTAAGACTGTTGCTAGACCACCTTCTCCACCAGTAGTAATTGTTTCTTGCATAGCACCACTAAATTTAGTTAGTGCTGCTGTTAAACCTGATTCTCCAATATCATTAGCAAATAAAGATGCGTTATCTGCAAGATTAGAAAGTGAACCTGATAAAGTTTTCAGTCTTTCATCAATAGCACCCTCAAATCTCACATTACCCATATCAAGTAAGTAACCTGATATATTTTCACTAGTATTTTTAAATGTGGTTTCTTGGCCTTCAAATATCATAGTAATTTGATCGCCATGTTGTTTAGCTTTTATACCAAACTGTTTCATCATTTCCATTTCACCAGTAGTAGCATTAAATACTGCTTGTGCTAATTGTGTAATGTCTTTGTTGTTTGCTGCTGCTATATTACCGAATGCTGTTAAATTTTCAGAAGTTGGTGTAATACCAGCTTGGTAAAACCTTGTAAAGGCTTCTGTAACATTTGCTAATTGAAATGGTGTTGTTTTTGTAAATTCAGTAACAGTTGACATTGCCAACTCTGCGTTTTCAGTTGATTGTGTTACTGCTCTTAATGTAGCTTCTAAATCTTCAAAAGTTCTTGCTGTACTAACAATATTTTTACCTAATTGTAGTAAACCTAGAGCACCAAAACCTTTTGCTAAGTTTTTAAAGGTTAGTATGCTTTGTGAACCTTTTTTATTAGTTATATCTAATTTTTTATTAACATCATCAAGACCTCTTCTTAAACCTTTAGTCTCTGCTCGTATTTCTACTATTAGTTGGTCAACAGTGGTAGCCATTAGTCAGGATATAACTCCATCATTTCATCAAGCCTAGAGCTTGTCATTGGTTCTTCTTTTTCTTTATTAGATGTATTAAATTCTGTGAAACCATCTATTGCAGAATGAATTTCTATTACAGATGAGTTCCAAAATTCAGATGGTTGCATACCTATCATACCCATACAAACTTCCATATATCTTTTGATAGGTAATCGGTCATCAACCTTTACTCCTTTTTTGCCTCTTTTTCTCCTTCTTCGCCTGAATCAGCAGTTAATGATTTTGTTAGTAGTTGTGCGACTGCTTGTGCTGCATCTACAATACCTGTTTCACCTACTATTTTTTTTACATCAGAATCTTGGAAATCATTACCACCACCTCTTAATGCAGGTGTAAGAACAGCAATAAGGTCTTTCATTCTTATATCAGCATCACCCATTTTTTGGGCTAACTTAATTATTCCACATTCAGTTGCATCTTCTATTTGTATTATGGAATCAACAGTTAATCTTGCTTTATATGATTTTTCACCAAGTTTTATATCAATCTGTGCTTTTAATGGATTCGCCATCTGACTTTTTCTCCTTTTGTTTACTTGCGTTTGCAAGATTTATTATCTGTATATTATCTCGTAAATCAATTTGTGATGATAATACTTTTGTATCAACACCATCAATATTGATAGTTTCGCCAATCTTTACATTAGCAGGTAGTGTTAAATAATTTTTATACAACAATCCATCTATAAGAACTTTGTTGTACTTAACTTTAACTTCATTCATATTTATGCTGCTGCAAATGTAATATATCCTGCTGATTCAAAAGACATTGAGTATGTTGTTTCACCATTATATTCACCTGCATATTCAATACTTGCTATCATAAATGAACCTGTGTAAGTTCCTAGATCTGGAATTGAAAATTGAAAGTTTTTAAATGCTGGTGTTTGTGCTGAAGCCCCATCAGATGTATTTTGTTGTGCTGCAAATGATGTTCTAACAAGTACTTCAGATGTAGAATCTGTAAATACTCCTGAACCACTAATAGCTATACTATTAACTCCTGCTCCTGCTAATAAAGTTCTAGTACCAAGACTATCTTTATTAGTTATATCAACCGATTCATCACTTAATGTAATAGATGAAGACCTTAAACCACCAACAGTTACATAAGTGCTACCACTAGTGTTTATCTTCATTAAGACATCTTTACCTTTTTGTGCTGCCATTTTTTTCTCCTAAAATTAGTTTGTACCTAAAATTATTGCTTGAAATCGCATGACTCCATGTCTAGTAACACCATCTGGGTCCCTCATTATATCACTAAATTCAAATCTAAGATTAATCAGATTGAAACCTGTAACAGTTAAGTCTATATCATGCAATAAATCGTGAACCTTGTCCATTATTTGTTTAGTTTCTTTGGAGCCTTTATATTGTGACCAAATATGTATGTTTATTGTATATTCACCACCATTCAAGTCTTTTGTACCATAATCAATAGCTGTTTCTTCACCTAATGTTATAAATGGGTATGTGTTTCCTTCTATAACTTCATCATACACACCACAAGATAATGTAGATGTGATTGCACTAACATTTAATGCTGTATAAATTGAACTTTGTAATTGAAATTGACCAATACTCATTTAATTAACCCTTCTTTTTTAAACATAGCAACTATCTTTCTTTTATTCTTTGTTAATGCAGGTTGCATAAAAGGTCTTTCAGTCATTTGTGTTGTACCAAACTCTAATGCTTTTGAATATGGTGCACTTGATATAATTTGACCAATGACACTACCATTTCTTTTAACATCAACATCCATAGTAATTTGACTTACAAGAAATCCTGTATCACTTGCAGGTGGAGAAAGAGGCTTAGATTGTGTATGTGTTCTTCTTGGCTCATACTTGACAACAGTTTCACCTGAACCACCTGCCATAATACTTGTTTGTGCTGTATTTTTTACAAGCATTGTTGACCTTGTTACAACAAGTTTTGCATTTTCATTTGGTTTACTTATTAATCTTTTGTTTAATCTTTTTTTAAATGAAGCATAATTTTTAAAACTCATATTGCTACGCCTTCTTCACATAACAATTTTAGGTATCTGTCTCTTTCGTCAACATTAATAATCCCACGAACATTGAAGTTACGACTACCATAAGTAACCCTACTGTTAGTAGATATATTCTTCATGTAACGCATTGTAACCTCGTGTGTTACCTTTTCTAACACAACCCCTTGT